GATTGAGGGCATTAGAGCAGGCTATCAATAAGCCCAGGATAGGTATAATTAAGAGATTATCAGCACGGATTAAGCATATTACAGGCAACTGATGGCAACAGATACGGTAATAGATGAGGTAATTAACAACGATATAGCCGATACGATTGATACGGATCCCCGGGGAGACAAGAGAGCACGGCAGCAGATTGTCAAGCTTAAGCTAGAGCATCCGGATCTATCCCTCGCCGCAATAGGCAAGATAGTAGACCGTAATAAGTCTTGTGTGTCCAGGGTATTACGGAGATATAATGTCAATACTAAGCGCCTAACAGGATATAAGCAATATCGAGCTGATGTGCTGGCTGGGATACAAGATAACATATTATCTACTATAGACGCAGATGTAATTGATAAGGCAAGCTTGAGAGATCGCATAATTGCAACTGGCGTGCTGTATGATAAGGAGAGGCTTGAGCGTAATCTATCTACAGCTAACATTGCTCTTGCCGATATAGTAGAGCGTATAGACTCAGAGGATTTGCAAGCTAATAAGGATAGTAAGATAATATCAGTTAATACAGTTGACATACAGGTAACGGCGGATTAACATAAGATATAGGCTGGTATAACAGGGGAGAGACAATCAATAATATGGCAACATTCGGGGTGCACAAAATAGGCTACAGCCAATTACAGGTGTTTACAGGCGGTTACAGGCGGTTATGCTATATTATGATTATATGATATGTGTACATAATAAGCCCTGATATTGCAATATATGCCTGTTATCTCTGCATTAGAGCAATGCAGGGGCGATCTAGTAGGGCTTACAAGGCAAGTATGCCACCGATAATGGATCCCCATTCAAGCGAGATATAGCCTAATGAGACATAATATGTATTATCAGAAGCAAACAAGAACAGATTTGTAATGATATCAACACAGTAAAAACGAGGGAAAATTGAGTTACAGACGCACATTTAACCGGCATTTACAGCCCGTATATATTGAGATCCCACGGGAGCGCAGGCAGCCTTACAATGCAGTACACAAGCGCAATTGGTTATACAATGCGGTACAAACAGTATTTAAGCGCGTTAAAAATATGATACAAGCATGCCTGGCTGCAGGAGATCGAGAGGGTAATAAATAGCTAATAGGTGCCCGAGAGCTAATAGGGGTAAGAAAACAGGGGGGGCATGTTGTTGGATTGATGCTGTGATTATGGATGTAAGGCATAGCTTAATGAGACATAAGACAAGGGGGAGGGGGGGGTACGGGCCACGGCGGGGCGGTCTATACATGATATGCCCTTTTCAGAAAAATATAGAATAAAAGGTTTTGTTTGAGAAAATTCTTACCGGTAAGAAATATTTAGAAAGGAGTAATATGCCAAAGAAACTTGAAGAGAAATTGAAGAAAGAAGCAAGGAAGAAAGGACTTCGCGGGGAAAGGAAAGAAACATATATTTACGGGACAATGAGAAAGACGGGATGGAAACCAAAGAAATAGATGGTAGTAAACAAAAGTGAAATACGGAACATAATTCAGGATTATGAAGAAATGCTGATAAGCGAGTTAATAGAAAATTATATAGCCAATAACCTGGGAGATTATTTCCGTGAATCTGTTTATAGTGTAAATGGAACTGATTATCCGGTTTTAGATAATGACGGATATACTCAAGTTTGGGTAACGACAGGATCTACGAACAGGACAATAACATTGCCGACGCTGGTGGATAATCAGAATAGAATAATTTTGATCGGAAAATATGATTCCGGGACAGGCGAGGTTATTGTAGATGGCGAGGGAAGCGAGACAATCGACGAATGCACGACAATACAGCTCGCGAAGCAGAATAATTTTATTAAGATTGTAGCACTTGCGTCAGGTTGGAAAATTATTGATGAATCAATTGCTTGTCAGCTTGTGCTGAATACATATGCAGGATATGGGTCGACAGACACAAAAATAATGAGATTTACAAATAAGGTTGAGGGATTTGGAAATTGTTTTTCAGAAAATCACACGAGCGGATATGGTAGTAATGCGAATGGACTTAATATAACAATCAACAAGGCTGGGAAATATGCGTTTAGTTATAATAATAAAGGTACTACAAGCGCAAACAATTTTGGATTAACCTTAAATGCAGCATCATTGTCAGTATCAATTGTGTCTGCATCAGTATTGGAACGCATTGCTTATGTCACCACAACTAATATTGCAGATAGTGTTTCAGCAATATTATATTTAAAAATCGGCGATATTATACGTCCACACACTGATGGTGGTACACCAGATTATAGTGATAGGTGTTTTTTCACAGCTATATATTTAGGTAAATAAATGTTAAATAAAATGCAAAACATGAAATGAATTTAGAACAGCAGAAAAATTTAGTAAAGAAATGCCGGGACAATATAATATTTTTCGTAGATAGATTGATTATAGAACCATATAACAAGGAAACGGGGAATAATTATTTCATAACTAATCAGCAAAGAGAAGGATTGCTGGCAATTCAAAAGTTGGTAGAAGATAAGAGAAAGGGAGAAGCGCAAGACAAACTGGGTATTTCGATAATTTCGGGTAAGGGCACAGGAAAGGATGCCTGGACAACATGGGTAATATTCTGGTTTATGTTTTGTTTCCCGAATCCTAAAATTCCGTGTGTATCGGTTAGTGCGGATCAGTTGGATAAAGTTTTATGGTCGGAATTATCGAAATGGCTTAATCATTCCGCGATAAAAGAATATTTCGTTTTACAGACAGATAAATTATTTAGAAAGGATGTAAAAGATAACGTAAGAGGAAAGGAGTGGTTTGCATTTAAGAAAGCGGCAAATCCGAAAAATAGCCCCGGAGAACAGGTTGAAACACTTCAAGGGCTTCATGCTGATTATCTTTTACAGGTGATTGATGAAGGTTCAGGAATTATGGGGCCGGTTTATGAAGCATTGGAAAACAATCAAACCGGAAGATGTAATATAATGCTTTTGATTTTCAATCCCATGCATTCGAAGGGATATGCTGTAGATACTCAGTATTCCAAGAAACACAGATGGATTGCATTAAGGTGGAATGCCGAAGAATCGGAAATCGTAAATCAAAATAACGTAAAACGCATCGAAGAAGATTTTGGTGGGAGGGAATCCAATCCCTACAGAATGAATGTTTTAGGGCTTCCTCCGCTGGTAGATGTAAATGCTTTAATAGATTGGGATTGGGTTTTAGCCGCAATAGGAAGGCCCATGGAATTACTTCCCTCAACTTCAATGATAATGGCGGTGGACTGCGGGGCCGGAGGAGATAAATCAATTATTGCAAAAAGAAGAGGCGGGAAAGTTTATCCGTTTAAAAGAAATAATACTTCTGATTCTGTGGAACTTGCAAACTGGATCGGGAACGATATAGATAACGAGTCCCCCGATTGTGTCAGGGTTGATACTATTGGAATAGGATGGGCCATCGAGGGAATTCTTAGAGAAAAGAAGGGTGGAATTATTGAGGCTGCGGATTGTCGAAGGACTGCCGATGAACCGGAAAGATTTTCAAACAAAAGGGCTGAAATGTACTGGTCTTTAAGAGAGCAGTTTGAAAAAGGAATTATTTCTATTCCCGGTGATCAGGATTTATTGAATCAATTAGCAGCAACCAAATATGAAATTACTCAATCAGGACTTATTAAAATAATAGAGAAAAAGAAAATCAAACAGGAATTGGGTCATTCTCCTGATGAACTCGATGCTATGGCTATGTTATATTTTTATCCCGATAGAATGACAAGTAAAAAAGTAAGATGGGACACCGTGCTGGATTATAAAGGAACAACATGGATGGCAGGATGATAGAAAAAGAACATTCAAAAGAAAAAACCCTTTCAAAAGAAAAAAAACAAGAAATACTTGATAAGGCAAGAAGACTTTTCAAAACCGTTTCCGATGCTGATAAAGAAAACAAAGATAATTTTGTTAAAGATATAAAATTTGCTTTTAATATTGATTCCGGTCACTGGGATGGTGGAGACATAAAAGAAAGGATTGAGGAAAAACGTCCATATCTTACCTCTAATAAATTGGCTAAATTTGTAGCCCAGGTCGTAAATTATGAAAAAGGTATTCCCAACAAAGATGAGGTTATTCCCGTAGATGATAAAGCGGATGTGGTTACTGCTAAAGTCATAAATGCTATTATAACAGATATTGAATACAGATCAAATGCTGAAGAAATTTATACACTTGCCGGGGAACACGCCGCCGGCGGAGGTTTTGGATTTTGGAGAGTTATTACCGAGTATACCGATGATGGATTTGATCAGGAAATTAAAATAATTGAAGTTGAAAATCCTTTACTGGTTTATAAAGATCCGCGTGGTAGATATGCTTTCGTAAGAGAATGTCTTTCCAAAGAAGAATTTGATGATCTTTATCCTGACTACGATCCGGTTAATTTTGAAACTGATGCCGGATTCGACACATGGGAATTGTGGTATGAAAACGAAAAAGTGTGGATTGCTGAATTTTTTATAGAAGAACCATACGAAAAAGAAATCGTTGAAGTTTTGATTCCCGATTCTGAAGAAACGCAAGTCTTTGAAATAACCGAAGAGAACAAAGAAGAAATTAAAAAATTTAATATTCTGCGTTCCAGAAAAATGAAATCACATAAAATTATGTGGTACAAAATAACCGGTAATGATGTTTTAGAATACCGTGAATGGCCCGGGAAATACATTCCGATCGTTGAAGTTGTAGGGCATCAGGTTTTTCTTGAGGGGAAAACTTACAAAATGTCTTTAATCAAAGATGCTAAAGACGCAAATAGAATGTATAATTACTGGTTAACCGCATTAACCGAGAAGGTTGCGCTTACTCCCAAATCGCCGTATCATGTTAATCCGCAGCAAATCTCCGGACATGAAGAAATGTGGAAAAATGCAAACCGTAAAAACTTTCCGTATCTATTACATAATGGGAATACGCCACCTCAAAGAGCTGAAGCTCCTCAAATAGATAACGGCGCACTTCAAATGCTTCAGATTGCCAATAATGATATTAAAGATATTCTTGGAATGTATGAAACTTCCGTGGGAGAACAGGGAAATGAAAGGTCCGGCAAGGCTATAATAGCAAGAAATGCACGAAGTGATCAGGGGACTTTTACTTTCCCGGATAATTTAAGAAGAGCTAAGGTGCTTACCAAGAAAATAATGATCGATCTTATACCCAAAATTTATGATAACGCACGAATTTTAAGACTTATGGGAACAAACATAGTTCCGATCAATCAACCCTATCTGGATGATAAAGCTCAAACTAAAATATTAAACAATCTATCAATGGGTAGATATGATATACGTGTTCAAATCTCAAACTCCCCCTCCAGAAGACAACAGACAGCCGAGAACATAACTCAGGCTATGCAGTATGCCCCTGATTATGCGGGTGTATTACTTCCAGTTCTGTTTAAATTCCTGGATGCTCCCGGAGCAGAAGAGATTGTGGCGGCAATTCAGCAAAAATCACAGCAAATAGAAGGGGAAAACAATGGAGCGCAATAGGCTTTATTTTAAAATAAAAAAGGAGTTTTAAAATGGAAGAAGTAAACGTCCTTGAGACGACAAACGCCGAAGAGGTGAAAGAAGAAGTAACGGAGCAATCCGAAGAAACGGTAAATCCGGAGGAGCCGGAAAAGACTGAAATCAAAGAAGTCGAATTGACTCCTGAGGAAAAATTTGAAAAGAAGAAAAAAACAGCACGTGAGAGAATTAACGATTTAACCGCTAAAAACTATCGGTTACAAAAAGAACTTGAAGAAATTCGGAAAACAAAAGTTGAACCTCAAAAACCAGTTTCTCCAAATATTCAGCAGTATACCGATGAATACGGGAATATTGATCACAGTAAGTACGATCAGGCAATGTCGGCTTACCAGGATGCATATTATGACTACAAGAAGTCAAAAGATGTTCCGGTTGTCGATGATATACTGGACAATATTTTTGATGAGGAACTTGAAAAAGCCTCGGAGAATACCCCGGCATTTTTGATTCTGCCGGGAAAGAGATATATGGGGATTTCTTACAGGTTGCTCTCAAAAATAAGGCTGCCGAAGATCGTATTGAAGGTACCTCCGTATGTGCTGATTTGATCAACTATTTAGGAAAAAATGAAAATGATGCAAAACGGTTATCCAGATTGCATCCGGAAAAGATGCTGGTCGAATTAGGGAAGCTTGAGGAAAAAGTTGCTAACCTGAAAAAGAACACATCAAAAGCCGTTGAACCTATCAATCCAGTTGGCGCAAGTAAAGGAAGTTTAACCAAGGGGTTAGACGGAATTACTGATGATACTGAATGGATAGAAACTCGAAGACGGCAAAAATTTGAAAAATTAAGGAAGCGAATAACATAAAATGAGTAACACTTTTAAAACACTTGCGGACGGTGATATTGTCCGTATAATGTTGGATTCGTTCCATAATAAATCCGTATTTTTAAATACGATCAATAAGGATCATGAAAAGGATTTTGCAAAAGATCGTCATAAAAACGGTGGAACAATATTGATCAAGAATCCAAACGAGTATATAGTCGGGACTGGCGCGGTTATTTCTACACAGGCTATTACCGAAACTACGCAGCCGATGACTGTAGCCACACAGAAAAATATTCCGGTAACTATTACATCTTACGAACGCAGTATGTCGTTAGATGATTTTCAGGAAGAAGTTGCAGATCCGGCAATGGCAAGACTTACGGCAGAGATTGAATATTATACCCTTTCTCAGGTGTATAAGAAAATATTTAATCTTACCGGAACGCCTGCTACCACTCCGGCATCTTTAACTGCTATTACAAATGCCGGTGTAAAACTTACCCAGGGGTTGGCCCCTGAAGATAACAGGCATCTTTTACTTGATCCTGTTGCTATGGGTGCAGTCCAGGGAAGTGTGGCAGCCTATTTCCATAAACAGAGCGAAATAGAGAAAGCATTTCAGAAAGGATATCTCGGCGAGGCACAGGGGTTTGCGTGGCATCAGAGTGCTATGGTTCCTACACATACCAATGGTACCCGTACAGACGCTACTCCTGTTGTTAATACCTCAACCGGAATTACAAGTGGAAGTTCTACAATAACAACCACGGGTCAGACTAATGCGCAGACATTGTGTGCCGGTGACGTGTTTACAATTCAAGATGTTTACGCGATAAACAGGGAAACCAAACAGAGATATTCACATCTTCAGCAGTTTGTAGTTCTTACCGCAATGACTTGCGATGCTACTGATGATATCGTAGTAAGCCCTACACCTTATACCAGCGGCGCACAGCAGAACGTTGAAATAGTTTCTGCCGGATCAGGTAAGGCCATAGTTCATGTTGCTTCAGGCGGTTCAGGTGCTGCTTCTGCGGTTTATACTCAGAACCTTGCATATCATAAAGACTTCTGTACTTTTGCTACAGCTCCCCTGCCCCTTCCGTACGGCGACAAGGGTGCTATGGCAACTTATGATAATATAACCATGAGGATGTGGCAGTTTTCTGACGGTATTAATGATTCCCATACAACCCGTTTTGATGTTCTGTTCGGATTTTTGGTACAGCGTCCGGAGTTTGCCGTAAGGGTTAGAGGGTAAGGAGGTAAAACATGGCTACTTATAGATACCTTGATGATAATAATAGTGATGGTACTATTCTAGGGCAGAGCGCTACCGGGAAAATAGGTTTTTACGGTGCCACTCCAATAGTAAAACCTACAGTAACTATAACGGGTACCTCGGGAACTACTGTAGCATCTACAATAGCTGTTGATGTTTATTATTTAAGGGCAGCTCTTGTTAGTCTTGGTTTGATAACAACTGCTTAAATTACGGGGCGGGCAACCGCCCCTATGGTATTATAATTATGAAAAAAATATTATTAGCTATTCCTTGTGCAAATGGACAGATATGGTGTGAATGCCACGAAAGTATAGTTAGAAATACTCACATCTTAAGAGATAGCGGATATGAGGTAGTTCCATATTTTACCTCAAGTAATATTTACGTGGATAGAGTTAGAAATATCTGTGTTCATTTTTTTCTTGCATCGGAATGCGAAGATTTAATATTTGTAGATTCTGATTTAATTTTTGAAGATACTGCAATATTAAAACTTTTAAAACACGATAAAGATATAGTCGGCGGAGTATATCCATATAAAAGTGATGAATTAAATTTCCCTGTAGTTTTACAGTTTAATGAACAGCAAAATTGTCTTGAAGAATCCACGGGTCTTGTGACCGCCGACATGATCCCTACGGGATTAATGAGAATTAGAAGAAATGTTTTTCAAGAAATGATTGATATTCCTATTCCGAATGGATTAAAAATTCAAAAAGATAATGGTGGAATATATAATTTTTTTCAGACAGGAATAGTTTTTTCTGATTCAAATGCATGGTATGGCGAAGACTCTGCTTTTTGTGAACACTGGACAAGAATGGGTAAAACCATTTATATAGAACCAAATCTTAATTTTACTCATATCGGCATTAAACATTACAAGGGAAATTATCATGCATATTTAACAAGTAGGATGGTTAAAGATGGCCACTGTTAATACAATAGTCGTTTCGGCTTTAAGGCTTTGCAGGCAGCGAGATACTACAAACGCTACCAGACTGGATGAAGCCCGAGAAGCGTTAAATAATATGCTGAAAGGATGGGAAGAAATTCTTCATCATTCAGTCGTAAAGGAATATTTTACTTTAACCGCCGGAACCGGGGTTTATACCATAGGAGAGGACGGCGATTTTGATACTATTCGACCTATGGGAATAGTTTCAGCTTACATAGAAGACTCCGGGGGAATAGATTATGAAGTAAGCGTAATTGCTAAAGAAGACTATGATGCGATAAATAATAAATCAGAAGTATCAAGGCCCGATAAACTGTTTTATAATCCTACAAATCCATTGGGAACTATTTATTTTAATTATCTTCCTGAAAGTGCAGAGACTTTCTATCTTACTTCTTTTAAGGAATTTACGGAATATGCCGCTCTTGAAGATACAATTCTTGAACCCGTGGAATATGAAAAGGCGATGATATATAATCTTGCTGTAGACCTTGCTCCGGAATACGGGATACAGTTACAGCAAACAGTTATAGAACAATCGATTGTACTTAAAAACGCAATAATGAATAGAAATTCTTCCACTGTGCCGGAAATGAATTTTGACTTTTCAATGCTGAGGAAATAATGTATATCGGGCAAACATATAAAATACCACTTGGTAACGGTTGGAATGCAAATCCAGATTATGACCAATTGGAACCTACGGCATTAACGGATATAAATAATATCAACCTGCACAAAGGCGG